AATATCAACCATCTTATCCTCGCAAGTATAAAGGTAATCCTACAAACATAGTTTATAGGTCACTTTGGGAAAGAAAATTCATGGTTTACTGTGATAATAATGAAAGAATACTTGAATGGGGAAGTGAAGAAATGTATGTTTGGTATCGTTCACCAATCGACAACAGACCACATAGATACTTTCCAGATTTCTATATCAAAGTTAAAGAGAGCACGGGTGCAATCAAGAAATATATTATAGAGATCAAACCTAATAAACAAACTAAACCACCAGCAAAACCAAAAAGACAAACAAAGGGTTATCTACGTGAAGCATATGAATACGCAAAGAATCAAGCAAAGTGGGAGGCAGCAGATGAATGGTGTAAAGATCGTGGATATGAATTTAAAGTTTTTACAGAGAAAGAGTTAGGTATAAAATATGGCACGTAGAGCAACACGACTATCACCTAAAGCATTACTCCGTTTGAGAAAGAAGTTGATTGATGAGGGACTTTATAAAGAAGATAGACCTGAAGATACGATTGGTAATCGTATTCGTCCAATCTCTGATAGTCTTGTCTCAATCAAAAATCCAGATGAACTAGCAACAAGAGTAAAAACTGTTTTGACTGAGGGACCTGTAGTTCCTATACCAGGATCATTTTATATGTTTCGATATATGGCGAAGACACCAGAGATAAAATTTGATTTAAATCCATTAGTTCAAGTAACAGAAGTGTTCTCATATGGATTCATTGCATACAACTTTCACTGGGGTAGAAATAGAAAATACACATATCCAGAGGTGCAAGGTGGACTGTATGAAGTGACTGCAGACGAATTAAAAGACCTTGAATTGATACCCTTTCAGAATTTCCAAATGAAACCACCTAAATAGTTAAAAAAGGTCGATATGTCGTTTTCAGAGTACAGAGGTTCAGAACAATTTAAAAAAGATCAGGAATATGTAGCAAACGTAAAAAAGAGAGAACAAGAGCTTGCTACTCAAAAGAAAAATGATTTAGAGGCTTCATACTCCGATACTGGTGGTTTGCCGAAAAATCTTAGGTATCCATACGCACGTATTGAAGACGGTATGGATTTTTTAAAAATACAAATAGCAACATACACACCACCAGATCTTAATTTAGAGACATTGCTTAACGTACCAGAATCTAAAAATAATCCAACTGGTGATGGTGTAAATATCACAAGAGGTTCAGGATCATTCGCACTTACAAATGCAACTGATTCTAATACTAATGTTGGAAATGGTGGTAGGGTTCTCAAACGTCCAAAACATACAATATTTTTACCAATACCAAGACAAATACAAGATGCAAATTCTGTTTCATACGATAGCAGCAAACTAGATCCCCTAGAAGCAGCAGGGGCAGCGTTGATAAAACAAGGTATTGAAAGTCCGAGCGTTCTCACAGTACAAAATGCTTTAAAAGCAATTACAGATGGTACCAACTTAATAGGAGATAATACAGATGCTCTTCCTATGTCTGCAAAAAACAACGGAGATAAAGGTAAAGGAGTGTTTATTAAGCAACCTGATATATTTCAACTTAGATACATGAAAGGTGCATCTGAACATCCATTTTTAAATAAATTTTTACCTATGCATCTTACAGATATGAAAATAAATTATGCTGCGTCTGGAACTTATTCAACATTTTATGATGGAACACCTTCGCATATGTCTGTAAGTTGTTCATTCCAAGAGGTAAATCCTGTGTATCAAGAGGATTTCGACGATGCAGGTCAGGGAGTTGGATACTAATGACTTATTTTAGAGAACTACCGAATATAAACTACCAATCAATGAAAGGAGATAGATCCTCTTCTGAAGATTTTGTTCAAGTTAAAAATATATTTCGTAGAGCAAAACTTCGTGATGATCTTAAAGTAAATTTTACATCACTTGTTGATTACTACATAGGTGATGGACTGAGACCAGATCAAGTTGCAGACAGACTTTATGGAGATCCAGAATTAGATTGGGTGATCCTTACATCTGCGAACATAATTAATGTAAGAGACGATTGGCCACTTGATACTCGTGAATTATACGATTTTGCCTCAAATAAGTATGGAAATGATTTAAATCAAGTAAGACACTATGAAACTAAGGAAGTAAAAGATTCATCGGGTAGATTAATACTTCCTAGTGGTAAAGTTGTTGACTCTGGATTTACGATACCAGATCCATCTTCACCTACTGCGACATTAAATCCTGTATCTGGTGTGACTAATTTTGAATACGAGACTAAACTAAATGAAGCAAAGAGATCTATTTACGTTGTGACTCCTCAATATCTACAGTTATTTTTAAATGATATGAGGAATGTAATGAGGTATACAGATTCATCACAATTTGTTGATGTTGATTTAATAAAGACAGAAAACACAAGAAATACAGACCCAAATTAAAAGACCGTAGATTTCTCTACGGTCTATTTTTACTTAAGTAGTAAATTTAAATATGCTGCTATGACTAACAATGTTAGGCAGAGTTGATTGTATCTCACTCTTCAGCAAGTCTTGCGAAGTATGAGAGTGTATCCTCTTCGTCAGCATCTGCACTAGCAGTGACTGGTGCTGAACTTGATGAGGTTGCAGCAGTAACAACTTGCTCTGCTCTTTCTCTCTCGATGATTTCAACTTCATCTTCAACTTCTGCATCTTGACGAGGTGCAGCATTTCCAAGAACGTAACCAAGACGCTTCTTCAATTCTTCATATGACTTGAACTGATCTGCAGCGACCAACTCAGCAAGGGAGAACTGCTTCTTCCATAATGCTTCTAGAGCATCGTCATCATCTAGGATAGGACTAGGTGCAGCGAACTCAGAACTATCATAGTTTCTGTAACCTGCTACATTCTTTGCCTTCAACTTGAAGTTAGCACCCTGCCAGAAATCAAATGGGTCGATTGCTTCTTCGTCTTCAAACTCAGGTTGCATCGCAGCAGTAAGTTTATCAAAGATTTTCTTACCATACTTATATAAGAATACTTTACCTTCGTTCTCAGGATTAGCAGGGTCTTTCACAACATAGATATTACTAATGTATGTGAGTTTACGTTTCTGTTTACGAGCAGCCTCTTTTCCTGCGTCTGTTCCATTATTCCAGAGTTGAGTATTGTACTCAGAAACTGGATCTTTTTGCCCAAGAGTGGTGAGTGAATTTTCAATATACCATCCACCAGAGCTTTGGAATGCGTGTGAATATAGTTTTACAAATGGTAAGTCTTCACCATCGGGTGATGGGAGAAAACGTATTACTGCATAACCATTACCAGATTTATCAACATCTAGTTTCCATAAACGGTCATCACCTGATGTTCCGTTATTATTCATTTTTTCGACTTCTTTGACTAACTTTGCAGTTAAAGAGCCTAATTTAGATTGCTTTTTTAAATTTGCAAAAGACATTTGGATTTCCTCGGATTTTTTAGATTTGGAAGATACTAAGATTATAGTAGATAATTAAGATATTGTCAACATTACTATTTATGCTCCTTTCATACCCCTCAATTTTTCAATCGTTTTCTTCATACCGTCAAACAAAACCAACATATCAGTTTCTGGTGGGAATCCCATCAAAGCTATAGATTGTTGCAGATGTTCTTTCATTTTGACCGCAACAGGGTCATCTGAGAGTGACAGACGAGCGTACATAATTCTTTGTTTATCTAAAAGTTCAGATAATTTATCAATGTGTTCTTCTTTTTCTTCCGAATCCATGCTTTCGAACATGAATACGTTTTTATACAAAGAACTTTGTAAACTTTGGATTTCATCCAATGCTTCTTTCACTATTTCTGAGTCGAAAAAATTAGACATTAACTATCTCTCTAAGTATTTTTTTATATTGAATTACATTAATATTTAGGAAAGGAGAATACTTTTTTAATTTCATACTAACGGTTTCCCACACTGGATCATTCAACTTTTTATCAAAATCTTTTTTAAAAGAAAATATTTTTTCAAAAATTGAAAATGTTTCTAAACTTATTTTTCCACCCAGATATTTTTTTAGAATCATTGGGTGTCCTTTCGAGCAATCGAATATGCTCTCCAATTTTTTTTCGTAGAGCAATTCCCTTGATTGTTCTTTGAACAAGTAAGTTAAACTTT